GTTGAACAGGATGTGCGCCCCGAGCGTCGACAGGAACGGTGCCCCCCGGCCCAGGCGGGTCAACCGGTCGGTGCACGAAAGGTTGACTTCCTGGTAGCCGATCGGCTGCCACGAGTCGACGTCCGGGGCCTCGATGTAGCCGGTGAACAGAACGAACGTCTGGCCGTTGGCGATCTCCGAATACCGGATCTTCTTCCCCATCGTCCAGTTCGCGCCATACGGGCCGGTCGTCGACCCGAACGTGAACCGGCCGTCGGTGTTGTCGAGGATGCACGTCAACTGGCTGGGCTGGATCGTGTCGAGTTCGGTCTGCCGGCCGCGGGTGATGGACAGCGGCGTGTCCTCGGTCCGCAGATATTGTGTGATGTCGACGTAGGTCGGGAACGGGTCGTCGGGTGCGTTGGCCGGGGCGTATTCGAGCTTCCCGAAGCCGGCAAAGGTCGACGGGGAGCCGGTCGGGGTGGTCACCGGGTCAGCCCAGACACCGAGTCGGGGAACAATGTGGATGGGGAAATGCCGGCCCGGCGGGAGTAGCGCAGGGATTCGGTGCGGGCCGCCTTGCCGTCGGGGTAGACGAACCGGGCGTGCAGGGTGATCGGGCCGCCGCCTACTGCGGGCGAGCCGCTGTTACTGCCGGAGCTACTGCCACCACCGAGGCCCATCGCGGCGACCTGGTCGGCGGTCAGGACACGCTCACCGCCATGGACCACGGCGAGCTGTGGCGTGCCGAGAAGGCCGTCGACCATGCCACCGTCGGCGTAATGCTTGATGCCCCCGCTGACAGCACCGGTGGCGCCTGCCGATCCCGACGTGGCCCCGGTGACGATCCCGGTCCCGGAAATGTCGACCGGCCCGCCCCCGGGCAGGTGCTTGTCCACGAAGCCGAAGAAGTCCATGACCTTGGTGAAGATCGGATCGACGTACTTGCGGTACCAGTCCCAAATCATCTCGCCGGAGATCTTGAAGAACTGGCCCCAGGAGACGCCCAACTCGTTGAGTCTGTCGTTCAGCTTCATGATCTCGTACGCGGCGAATCCGATGGCGGCGGCCACTATCAGGAATTCCCAGGTGGCCGCGATGTTCGCGAGTGCAGCCTTCCCGAGCGAGACGATGTAGGCGGCGATCGCGAGCGCGAGCGGGCCGGCGATCACGTCGGCGACGTCCTTGATCGCGTCCTTGTGTTTGCTGGTCCAGTCGATTGCGTCCATGATCTTCGGGATCAGGTAGTTACCGATCTTGATCCCATACACGTCGACCTTGGCGACGAGTTCGTCCCATTTTTGCTTGAACTGCTTCTGTTGCTGCGCCCAGGCGTCCTCGGTGGCCGCGGCGCGCTTGGCGGCATCGCCTGCCTGCTCGTACTTGCCCTTGAGCTTGTCGACCTCATCGAGCAGGGTCAGGATGCTGCCCGAGGTCTTACCGCCGCCGAAGGCCTTCTCCAGCGTCGCGTTCGCCGCGGTCTTCTCCGCGTCGGTGTTCAGCGCCCCGAGGTGCGCCCTGAGGTCCTCGACGGCCACGAGCAGGCCGTTGGGCTGGCGCATGTCCGTGGCCAGCGCGGTCGAGGACAGGCCGATCTTCCGCAACGCCTCGGCCGCCGGACCGGACGGGGCGGCCATCATGGCGATCGTCATGCGGAGCCGAGTGGCGCCCTCGTCGGCCGGCGTCGAGTTGTCCGCAATCGTGGCCAAGGCAGCGGCAAAGTCGATCATCCCCAGGCCGGCGGACTTCATCGATGGCAGGATCCCGGTGCCGATCGCGGCGGTGAGTTGCGACATTCTCATGTCGCCCATGCCGACAGTCGCATTCATGAAACTGATTGCATCGGCGGCGGAGTGGACGTCTTTCATGCCGATCGACATCACGCCGGACATGGCATATGTGACATCGTCCAGATCAGCCACGCCGATCTTCGCCAGGTGCGCCGCCTGGGTCAGCACGTCCATGGCGGCGGCGCCGCGCATGCCCGTCGACTCGATGTGATACAGGCCCTCGGCCAGCTTCTCCGGGCCGATACCGACCGCGGGGGCCAGGGCCAGTACCTTGTCCTTGAGCTGTTCGACCTCGGCCTGAGACGCGCCGGCCTGTGTGTGGATCTGCTCCATGGTCTGGTCAAAATTCATCGCCATTTTGACCGACTCGTAGCCGACCGCGGCGATGCCGATGGCGAGCCCCGTCATGGCCACCTTGCCGGCGGCGGCGAGCTTTGCGTTCGCAGCCTCAAGGCCGGTCATCTCGGCCTTGACTTCGCCCATGGCGGTCGAGTACTTGCCGATCTCCCCAACGACCTCGGCGACCACCGGCGGCAAGTATCCAGCGAGGCCCATCGCGCCCCCGCTCTTGTGTCTACTTGAGGATGGCTTCGGTCCACGCCGCCTCGAAAATGGCGCGGATCTCGGGTAGAAGCTCTTCGTACGACGGCCGCAGGTACGGCCGAGCCGGCAGGGTTCCGCGGCCAGTCACGCCGCCGAGTTCCTGCACCCGGCCGTAGATCGCGGTCGGGCCGACCGACCCGCGCCACGAGTTCGGACTCAACGGCACCGGGCCCTCGACGGTGATGGACCGGCGAAGATTGCCAGTGATCAGCGCCGGCGGCTCACCCGCCCCGGACGGGGTGGGCGTGCCGCGCTGGTGCGACTTCTCGCCGAGCCTCTGCTTGGTCCGCCGCTCGATCAGATGCAGCGCCTTCGCCGTCGCCTGCTGTGTGGCGCGGCGCATCTGCGCGACCTTCAGGTCGACTGCGCCGACGAACCGGTCGACTCCCCGTAGGACGATCATCGCCTGGACTCGTCGCGGACCTCGTCGAAGATCGCGGCCACCGCCGGCAGGCGGGACAGGTACCAGTCCGGGTTCTCGGCCATGGTCTGGGCGTAGGTCCAGTGGTACCGCTCGGCGAAGAACGCGTAGAACGCGGTCCGTTCCATCAGCTCGTCCTCATCGCTGATCCGGTCCCGGACCTCACTGAACCCCGACAGGCGCGCCTTTATTCGCTGTCGGGCCGAGTAGGGGAGCCCGGCTCCGTGTTGTCGATGCTCGCCACCGGTGGGGGCTGGAGCAGTTCGAGGACCGGCTGCAGGGCGCTCTCGATGGCGTTCAGGTCCCGGGCCCTCAGCTTCTTCCACGCTTGCGGGTTGGCCTGCGGCGTGCGCGGGTCGTCGAGATACGGGACGTCCCATGTCTTGATCGCCATGGCCATCGAGGCGACAAACAGCTTGTTGGTGGTCTCGCCGCCCGTATCTGCTGCGGCGATCGTCCGGCGTAGGGCGTGCACGTCGGCGCCGGTCAGATCGTCGAGGTCGACGAACTCGACCGTCCCGCCCGAGGGCAGGGTGAGCGGAGATATCTGGCTGTCCATCTTTTTCTCCCACCGGATTGATTGAACGGTTCTGCTGGTGCTGAGCGACCTTGCCGGCTCCTGGAAGAAGAAGGCGAGGATGCGCCGTGCCGGCCAGCCCTGATGGGCCAGGAATGCAGCGGTGCCCAGCGATGCGGCGATCGGCCCCATGCCGAGCGCGATCTGCCATTTGTGCGCCGGCCAGAGTTGCGCCAGGAACGGGGTGCAGAACGCGACGACCGCCAGTGCCGTGAGCGTGATGCTGAATGGCCGCCAGCGGGCGAGCACGGTTAGTACGAGGCGGTTGCGTTGGCCACGGTCACCTTGATCGGCGACTGGCCGCCGGACGCGCCCGCATTCGTGGAGTTCATGACCGATTTGAACGTCGTGTTGTAGCCGGCGGCTTCCGCGCCGCGTTCGATCTCGGTGTCGATGTACGCCGCCAACTGGCAGTCGATCTGCAAGTTCCGGTTGTTGATCAGCGTCAGGCCGTTGTCCGTCAGCAACTGCAGCTGCGGCTGGGAGTTGTTGAGGAGGTACAGCATGTTGTTCGACTCGTCGGCCGGGGCGGTGAACTTCAGCTTGCCCTCGACGTCCACCGCGCCGCGGAAGATGACGAACGGGGTCTGCACACCCTGCGTCGTATAGAGGGGCTTGAGCGCCCGCTTGATCGTCAGCTCCCACTCGCCGACTGTGGACACCAGCGTGCCGCCCGACGCCGGGCCGGCCAGGCCCAGCTTGGTACGCCACCCGGCCTGCGGCGGTTCCGCCGACGTGGCCGCAGTCGGCGGTGCCGCCGCGACCGATGATGGCCAGGCCATGCCCTTCGCCGACAGCATCACCAACGACGTCTCGACGTTGCCCTTCAGGGTCAACTCGGACAGGCACGCGCCCGGGTAGATGCGGGCGAAGTTCGACGCCGAGGGCGGCCCCTGCCAGTCATACAGGGTCAGCGACCCCGGCTGGCCAGTGCCCGAGTTCAGCAGGCTCACCGCATGGGTGAACGGGGTGGCGCCGGCGTCGGTCACGTCACCGAGAATGTTGATCAGGAACCAGGGCAGCATGTCGAAGAACGCTGGCCCCTCCAGCGACCACTCGACGACCTTGACACCCTGGATGACCCCGGCCAGGTTCGCCATCGAACCACGGAAGGAGGTGTCTTCCAGGGGGGTCGGCTTGTCCTTCGGCTGGAACTTGTTGACCGGGATCGTCGCCGACATCGCAACGATCGTGCCCTGAGTAGTCTCCTTGCCCAGGCCGAGGAACTGCTTGGCGTTGGGGTAGACGACAGGCGTTGGCATTACTCAGCCACCTCTGCGATCGGGTGCGGGTCGCCGAACGCGGCGGCGTAGTGGGACTGCTCCAGCGCGGCCAGCGCGCCAGCCTCGTCGTCCTCGACCTCAGGCACCGGGCCCGGGTCGTGCGGATCGACAGCCTCGACGTCGATGGTGGGGTCGGTCATGGTGTCTCCTATGCGACGTCGTAGGCGTGAGCTTCGAAACTGATCAATAGGTAGCCCTTGGATGCCTCGTCCTCGGTGACCCACTGATTGATGTCTGTGGCGATCTCGCCGCCGCCGTCCTCGGATCCCTCGCCGACCTGGAAGTTCCCGGCCTCGATGCCGCCGGTCCCGAGCGTCGGGTCGGTGCGGATCCTCGCAACGAGGGCGTCCCGCAGGCCGTACCCGTAGTCCTGGCCGTCCTCGACGTAACCGGCCTTGCTCCACAAGAACCCATGCAGCTCGACCGCGTAATGCACCTTGCGGCGGCCCTGGATGGCAGGCAGGGCAACGCGGTGGTCCCGGGTGCCGGTGATCTGCGCGATCAGGACACAGCCCGTCACCGTGCCGGCCGGCTGGCCGAGGAAGAAGTCGTCGAAATAGTCCCGCTTGGCGAACGCCCGCCGAACCACGGTCAGGCCGGTCACGGTCGGGGTGTGGTACGTGTGCGAGTTCGCGTCGTACGGGCCGCCGAAGAACTGGCAGACCTGGTCCAGAACCGTGACGGTGGTCGTCACCGCGAACGCCGGTAGGTGAGCAGCGCGCGCATCGCCTTCTGCTCCCAGGCCGACGCGTCCTCGGTCTTCTTCCCGGTGGCCGATTTGACCTTCGCGCCGGGCCAGTTCGCTGACGACGTGCCATACCGCTGCAGCCCGTCCACGGCGTAATACATGGTGGCCAAGGCCAGGTTCTGGTCGAAGCCGGTCACACCCGACGTGGTGGCGTGGGCGAACGCAGTGGCCGAGATCGGGATGGCGACCGGCGTGAACGGGGTGGTGTTCTGCCCGGCCCACCCGGCACCGACGACCACAGACTCTTCTTTGCCGGGCTCCCAGATGCGCAAGATGTCACCGGCGAAGATTCCGGTCGGATTCGACACCGTGATGCTGGTGGCGCCTAGGCCACACGAGGCCATGGTGGTGTTGGCGTACCCGGCCACGTACGTCCATGACGTATACAACTCCCATGTCGTGGCGGGTGCGTTGAACTGCAGCGCGCCCGTCCAGGACGAGTTCTGCCCGGCCGGCTCCACGATGATCTGCGTGTCCGACTCGACCCGGAACACGGGCGTCCCCACGGAGGTGACCTGGGTCAGGGTGGTGGCGTACGTGTAGGACTGCAACAGCCGGACCGGGCCGTCCTCCGCCTTGTGCTTCAGCCGGCCATGGCGGTCGATGAAAGTGCGGTCGTAGTCGGTCTGGATGTGGGCCTGGATCGGCTGGTTGCAGAAGTTCTCCACCTGGGCCGACGCGATCAACAGGCAGTTGAACAGCTCGGCGTCCTGGTCGGCCTGCACACTGCTGCCGCTACGCAGGTTGTTGGTGTCCAGGTAGGTGGGGTGGGCGCGGAACGAGGCGACGGTGACGAACGGGATGGTCAGCATGTTCTGCTGCGCCAGCGGGACGGGGGATGTCACGGGTCATCATCCGGTGCGGGCGTGAACGTCCACGAGCCGTGCGGGCAGGCCATGGCCGTAGTCGAGGGGTCGAGGTCCTGCGGCGGGCACACCGGGCACAGGTCGGCCGTGCTCGCGGGGGCTGGCCCCGGCGGGTCGGGCTTGGCTGGCCAGCGGGGCATCAGGACACCCAGAGGATGCGCAGGTCGACGGTTGCGGCGGCGACGATGGCCCAGATCTCGTTACCGCCCACGGCCAGGCCGGTCGGTGGGCCGCCGGCCGCGTTGGTGGTGGCGACCTGCGTGCCGGTAGTCGTGGTGACGCTCTTGTCGCCGCCGATGAAGATGGCGGCGGCGCCGGCGGCGGCCTGGAGGTAGACCAGGGTTCCGGGTCGGGACTGGGTGCCGTCGAGGATCTTCTGCGCCGTGGTCGTGACGGTGAACGCCACACTGTTGACCGCCATCAGGCCTGTCCTCCGCACCCGCCGCATTGGCGGAAGTAGTTCCGGCGCCCGCAGGCCGGGCATTGGAAGCCGCGGGCGTTGTCGTGCCAACCCACGGCGATGGCCAGGCCCTCACGGCGCAGGGCTTTCGCGTCGTACTCGGGGACCTCGATGGTTCCGTCGCGGCGCTTGTTGTAGGTGCGCAGCCCGGCCTGGCCTTCGACCTGGACCGAGTAGGCGCCGTCCAGGGGCAGCAGTCGGGCCACGGCGTCTCCTCGCGTAGGGGACCGCAGGCCGCGCCCCGGTGGGAAGCGCAGCCTGCGGTGAACGGGTTAGACGGCCTGGATGCCGCAGACGGAGCCGAGCCACGCCGGGGCGTAGCAGACCGCGGTGCCGAACCAGTACGAGCTCGCCTCGTAGGCGAACTGGTTGACGGGCCAGTCGACGCCCATCATGTCCTGCACATTGAAGACCCTGAACACGGACGGGACGTTGCTGTCCGGGATCGGCAGCGTGTCCGACATGATGATCGAGTTCCCCTGCTTGTACCAGGGGTGGACCATCAGCTCGACGTTCTTGCCGATCGACTCGTTCAGGATCGACGTCGCCACCACACCCAGGGTGTAGCCGGACACGTCGTCCTGCGCGAGCTTGATCTGGTAGTTCGAGTTCGCCGAGCCCTTGACCGCGTCGGAGAGCTGCACCCGGTCGGCCGCCGCCATGATGATCCGGTCCGGCTCCGCCTTCACCGAGTCGAACAGCGACGCGAACCCGCGCTGGTACTCGATGCCCGGGTTCGACGTGGAGAACGTGGTGTTGAGGACGGCCCGGTAGCCGGAGGTGGCGCCGTTGGCGTAGGCGTGGATGCCGTCGTACTCGGCCGCCACCGCCGAACCACCATCAGCGGCGGTCAGGTTCGCGGTACCGCCCGCGGTCAGCGGCCACGCGGTCGGCACCGTGCCCGACGCGGGCAGCGTGCCCTGGATGGTGACCTTGTTGTACCCGGACCGGCCGCCGTAGACCCCACCGCCGGTGAAGGTGTACAGGAACCGGGCCGCGTCGCCCGGGTCCGCACCGGCGGCCGAGGAGATGAAGATCCGGGCCCCGGTCGCACCCGCGGGCAGGGTGTAGGTCACGTCCACGACGTGGCCCTGGGTGAACGCCAACGCGCCGGATGCGGCGGTGGCCTGGGACACGCCCAGGTCGCCCATCTCGGCCACGATGCGCACGTACAGGTTGGCCGACGCGTTGGTGATGCCAGTCTCGCCGGTCACCGCCACCCGGTCGGCGTTCGTGCCCGCGGTCGGGGCGGCGAGGATGCCCGCGTACCCCGAACCGGTGCCGCGGCCATTGAGGAGGATCCGCTCCTCGGCCAGCATCGACGCCCACAGCAGGGCGTTGCGGGACAGCGCCCGCACATCCTGGTAGCCCTGGCCGGCGAACTGGGCCGACCAGTTCACCTCATCCGAGAGGCTGAACTGGATGTACGGCACGGTGATCGTGTCACCGGCGTAGCTGATCTTCTGACCGCGGCCCCAGAACTGGCTGTTGGCCGCACCGGACATCTTGAAGTCGGTCTGCGTGGTATCGGTGATGCCCGGGCGGGCCACACCCACACCGCCGGTACCGGTGCCGGAGAACCCGGTGATCCGCTTGTACAGGTGGGCCAGACCGATGCCCCGGTCGCGGGGAATCATGTTCCGCAACGGGGTCGGGCGCGGGGTGAGCATCTTCGCCGGGCCCTCGAGGTCGAACGCCACCAGACCCGTAGCGACGGGGCTGGAGGTGGTGATGTCCTTGGTGAGGTCCGGGATCTGGGCCTTCATCGCGTCCAGTGAGGACGTGAGGGCGGCCAGGTCTGTCGGCGACAGCGACTTCGTGAGCTCCGGCGAGGCGATCGACGCCTGCAGGATCGACAGCGGGGACCGGGACCCGGCCAACGCGTCGGCCTCGGAGAAGTCCAGGGATCGGGCGCCGGCGCCGTGCATGTGCGGGAAGCCGTGGTCGAGCTTGGCGACCTTGGGGTTGGCGAGCTTGTTCATGTATTCGTCGTAGCGCTCGGCGCGCTGGGCGGGGGCGAGGTGCTGGCCGGCGAAGAGTTCGTCGACCTTGGGCTGGGCAAGAGGCATGGCAGTCCTTTGAGGCTTGGGCCTCAGGCGTCGGCCTTGGCGCGGAGCTCGGCGGCCTTCTCCCGGTACCCGGCGGCGAGCGCGGGGTCCTCGCGGGAAGCGTCGGCTTTGGCCAGGTAGGCGACAGCCTGGGTATGCAGGGTGGCACGGTCGGCGTCCCGGGCTGCCTGGGTCTGCGACGCTGTGCGCATCGCGACCGGGCCTCCTGCCACGGGCATCGCGGCCACCTTCGCCAGATCCGCCTTCACGAGCACGAGCTCGTCTTTCAGCGTGGTCATGGCCTCTGCGACTGCAGCCTTGACGATAGCAGCCACATCCGGCGAGTCGACCTTGGCCAGCTCGGGCGTTTCCGGCGCCGCGTCGACCGGGGTCTCGGTGGTGGGGGTCTCGGTCTTGGTGGCGTCAGCCATGTACGTATCTCCGCTCACACTCATCGAGTCCGCCATGGTGGCAACACCCGTCGGTTCCGCGCTCTCACGGCCGATGAAGTACTTCAACGCCCGGACCGCGTCGAGCAGGCAGGCGATGTCGCCGGCCTCGTCCATGTCGCCGGCGGCCAGCTGCTCAGCCTCGGACTGGATGAGGCGGCCGATGCAGGTGATGGCCTCCTGCGCGGTGGCCACGTCGGTCGCGGCATCGGCCTTGCCGACCGCAGTCAGCTCGGGTACCAGGACGCGGACCTCGTCGAGGGCGGCCTGCGCCAGCGCGGCGGTGTCGTCCTCGGGCTCCTCGTCTTCGACCATCTCGGGGTCCTCGACCGCGGTGAGCACACCGGCGGTGTCGGCCTTCGCGAGCGTGAAGTAGCTGCCCGGGTTGCTCGGCCGGTCCGCCAGCGAGGTCTCGCAGACAACGCCGCCGTCGATCAGACCGTTCGGGGCCTCGGCCTTGCCGAACGTGATGTGCGGGTCCTTCACGCCGATCGAGTAGCCCTTGAGTACGCCGGCCTTGACCTTCGTCACGGCAACCGGGTCGACCACGCGTGAGGTCAGCATCCAGGCGCCGGTGCCCTCGTCCTTGTGTAGTCCGACCGCCACGCCGACAGCTCGGCGCGGGTCGTGCTGCTCGCGGACGTTGCCGCCCTCGGCCATCCATTGCGGCATCGCCTTGTCGAGCCAGCCCTGGTCCATGCGCTGCTGGTCGCGGTCGAGCGCGGTGTCGGTGGCCGCCCCGTAGACGAGGATGCTGCCGTCGGCTTCGTCCTCGACCTTGGTGATGGGCGCCCACGCGTACGCGGTGGTGGTCATTTGCGGCCTCTCGTGGGCATGGCAAAGGACCCGTCATCGACGGGTCCAGGGTGTTGGATGGCTACTGTTCGGTAGCCCCGACATGCTCGCGACCGAACGGAATCACGGGCTCAGCCAGGGCACCGCCGACGCCCAGGCGGTCGGGCTGGAACGCCCACTCGGGGAACGGCTGGCCGTCGGACTCCCAGCGGATGCCGCGGTCGCCGTCGATCGGCTGCCGGTGGTCCAGGCCGTTCCAGAACACCTGGTTCGGGATGCCGTCGGGGAATGCGGCGCAGAACGGGCCGGGCGGACGCTGACCGCGAGGTAGCGAGAACGGGCTACGGAAGTGGGCGCAGGTCGAGCACTGGGAGCGCGGGCCGGTGGTCATGACGGCTGACCGGCCAACTCGTCCGCGGTCGACTCGCGGATGCCTTCGGGGATTGGGTCCGCCTCGTGCAGCACGGTAATACCGGTCGGGTCTTCGCTCAACCGGTCGGCCGCCGCCGCTCGACGGTCAGATTCGCTTTGCGGCTCGTTTGGCTCGCCCACCAGTCGATGTTACCTCGACGTCAAGCATGCGGACGTCCCTGCCTTGGATCTCCACCTCGCCGTGGTCCCGCACGACCCGGTACTTCAGACCCCGGTTCAGCAGGAGTTCGGACTCATAGTTATCGCCGGAGAGAACGAGGGCCTTCGTGCCCTTCGGTACCAGGAACCGCATCATCACCGCGTCGCTGAATTGGGATGCAGTCGACTGGGATGCCGAGGTGCTGAAGAACGCCGGGTCGGTCCAGCTGAACCCGGCCAGGCTCGCTGGCCAGGGGTGATCGCCGAACACGCTGGTACCGGTCCGGACCCCGCGCCAGACCAGCACATCGTCCTGCAACTCCGAGGCGGCCATGGCCTTGTCGATGTCCCCGGCATACCTCTCCGCTGTCGACACCGAAATGCCATAGAGGCGCGAGTCAGTTCCCCCGGTGCGAAGGTACGCATTGATGCCCTGGTAGTTGGATCCCCGGTATTCCCGTAGCGCTGCGTGGACCTGGTCACGCTCGTTCTCAGACAGGCTGGACAGCGCTTTGGCGTGCGTCGCCGGGTCATCGAGGTGGTACCCGGTGCGCTCCAGGACCCGCGATTCCTTGACCGCACCCTGCGCGCGCTTCTCGAAGAAGTCGAATTTGTTGAGTAGGTCCATCCGTCGGGCGATCAGCGTGTCCGCGATGGAATCGGGCATTCCGAACTGGGTGACCAGTTCGCGGATCTTCTCCGGGGTGACCTTCGCAACCCGTGCGACGGATGCCTTGAGCTCCTTATCGGTCATGCCGCCGAAGATCCGGGCCGCATGGCTGCTCTTCGATGGGTCGCGTAGCGTGTCCCACTCGTGCACGACGTCGCCGAAGAGGTCGCCCTTGGGCAGGCCAACACCGCCACGGAAGATGAGCGAGCCGCCGACGTCAATCCGGTAAACCTTGCCGCCGGACAGCATCAGGTTGGCGTAATCGATGCCGGCCAGGTCCCAGTTCGCCAGCCACGCGTCGACCGCGAAGCCGGCCCGCAGCTTCTTCAGGGTCTCCGCGTCGCCGGAACGAATCAGAGACGAGAGGTCCTGCCCGTTCTCAACCAGCCGGGACGCAAGCATCGTGTCGCCGGTCAGCCCGGGCGCGCCGGTGCCAATCGCGATCTCGGGGACGTCGATACCGGCCGCGCGGTACAGGTCCGCGGCGAGCTTCTCGTTGGCCCCATGCTCCGCGTCGGAGACGGCCTTGACGTACCAACGCGACCCATCGGCGGCCTCGTAGATGCCGCCGGGGTTGGTGCCGGACGGCTGCTCGCCGATGCGGCGCAGGCCCTGGAACTCGCCCTCGCGCACGGTCTTGATCGAACTGGGCTGAATCACCTTGGTAACCTGGGCCCGGGTCAGCTGCATGGTTGAGCCGTCCGGCAGGGTCAGCGTCGTGCCGCGGCGGGCGATCTTCACCACGGCACCGGGCTTAATCGGTACGCCGGAGACGGGTTCCATTGTCTCGGGGTTGAACTTGAGCTCCTGGCCGGCCTTGCCAATGCCCTTCAGCCCCTGTTTCGTCGACAGCCGGACGACCGTCGAGCGGAGCTTCGTCATGTCGCCGGTGGCGAGCGCCTGACGCAGTGCCGGCAGGAGTTCCGGGTTGGCGTTGGCGAACAGCTGCTCGGGGGCGATGAGCGCCTCGGACAGCCGCTCCCGGATCGCCGCCTCGGTGGCATTCTTCGCGACCAGTTCGTCGATCTCCGCCAGCAGGTGGGCCGAGCCGGTGGAACGTTCAATGAGCTTGTTCCGCTCCCGGGCCGCCGCGCGGGTGGCGGCCTTGATCGCCGCCCGCTGCTCCGGGGTACCGACCCGCAACGCGGCCCCCACGGCGTTGTCGGCGATGTGCGCCAGCCGCTCAGTGGCGCTGGAGAACCAGTCAAGGTGGCCGAGGCGCTCAAACTGCGGCCGCAGGTCGGCGAGCAGCTTCACAGCCGTGTGCGCGTCCGCCTGCGAGAGGTCCATCTTCACCCAGTCGCCAGGTGAGCCCGGTTTGGACATGAAGCCGCTGAACGGATCAGTGAAGAACGGCGCCTTGGCCGGGTCCGTACTGATGCCGTGAATGCCCCAGCGGAAGCCGAGATCCTGATTCAACGCGACGAGCTGGCCGTCGGCGGAGATACCCCAGTCCTCGAGACCACGGGTGATGCCCATCAGTGCGTCGACCAAACCCAGTACCCGACCCTCGTCGGTCGCCGCGTACTGGGCGATCAGATCCTGAGTCTCCGACCAGCTGGTGAAGCCCTTCGCCTTTACGAGCTGCGCCGCGGTACGGGTCGGGACTAGGTCCTCATAGACGACGCGGACACTCGCCCGGTACGTCTCCGGTGCCTGCAGGCCGAACGCCCGGAGCATGGCCGAGCCGATCTCCTCGGCGTCGGCCGCCTCCTTGGCTGTGAACCCGTCGAACGGCTTCGCGGTGCGGCGGATGACCGTGCTGCCGTCGGAGAGCTGGAGCCGCTCGACCAGCGTGCCCTTGGTGCCCTTCGAGATCTGCTCGACCGACGTGATGCCGGCCTTCACGCGCTGGGCGAGGGTCAGCGCGGGCTTCGCGGCCTCCTCCGCCTGCGCGACCTTCGGGCTCTTGACGCCGGCCGCGCGGAGCTTCTTGAGCAATGTCTCGCGGGTGGTCTTCGACGTGACGCCCTTGAGTTCGAACTCGGTCGCGAGGCTGCGCAGCGAGTGGGTCTCCAGCGCGTCCAGGCCGTCGTCGACCACTGCGGTCTGGAGCAGTTCCAGTAGGTCCTTCTTCAGAACCTTCGCCGGCACCGTGATGCCTCGCTCTTTGGCGAGGGCCTTCAATTGCGCCACGGTCAGCTTCGACAGGTCCGCAGGCGCGGCCGTGGAGCGGGCGACGACACGTGCGGTGGAGGTGAACGCCCGCCCGCCGGCCTTGTACTCCTTGAGCAGCGCCTCATAAATGTCCTGCGATAGCTGCGATGCGGCTTGGCCGTTCATCATCACATCAGCGAACGCCTCAGCGGCAAGCTCAAGAGTGTTGGTCGTGGCATATTGCGAAATCTCGAACGCGATCAGCTGCTCATCGGTCACGCCGGCCAAGACGGCGGCGTCCGCGACCAGCGACTCGATCTCGGCCGACACCGCTCCGCCGAGAGTCTCAACGTCGATGATATGGCCGAACTCATGGATCGCGATGCCGACCGGATGGTTCGTCCCGTACGGGTGCCAATGGGTGCGCTCACCCGCGGCCAACGAGTCCAGGTATTCCTTGCGAGCGGCCGGTTTGGTCCACCGGTAGTTGAACGCGATCCGGTCGCCGGCCGCATGTGCATACGTGTTGCCCGTTGGACCCCCGGCGGATACCGATCTGAGCTTCGCATCCGGGAACCGCTCCAGGCCGCGCAGCAGCCCTTCGGCGTGCTCGCGGGCGGTGACAGCCGAGCCTTCGAAGTGGCCCATGATGGCGTCGCTGCCGGTGCGGCCGGTGATGCGTTGCGCCTCGGCTTCGAAGGCCTTGCCGACCTGCGACGAGGTCCGGGCCGCCTCCAGTTCCGGACGGATCACCACTTCCGGACCCACAGCCACAGCTCCAGTACCGCCGGCTGTAGATGGCGCAGCCTCGGCCGCTGCGCCCTCAGCTTCGAGCGTCGACTCAACCTCGCGGAGCGTCGACCGGACGCCCTCCACCGTGGACTCCGGCAGCAACGGCAGACCCGTGCCACCGTAGGAGGCGACCTCCTCGGCCGTCATCCACGCAGGCCCGATACTGCACCTGCACAGCGGGTGAGCTGGCGGCGCGTAGTCGGAGGACTGGAACGGCTCGTCCAGCGGGACCGCGCCCTCTTCGCCGTTCGGCTCGCACAGGTTCGTGCACACGTGCTGGTCGCCAGCGGTCATCCACTCTTTCGCCGACACCCCGTTGCGCCCGTACCGCAGCAACGTCGCCGACGACACCGCGCGGGTCGTCTCGGTCAGCGCGACCTTGTACGCCCATTTCGGGTCGTCGACCAGGGCCCGGATCGCGGTGGCGATCGTCTGCGGCGAGTCACCGCGCCCCACCCCGGCGGCGAGGATCTGCGCCAACTGGTCGAGCTTGTAGTCCTCAATGCCCTTGAGGACGATCCCGCCGTGCTCGAGCAGGGCCTTCAGGCCCGTGCCCATGCCCTCCATGTCGATCAGCTCGCGGGCGGCTTCCCAGTCGCCGGGGGTCCAGTGCTTCCAATCGGCGCCCATCGAGATGGTCTGCACGGCCGGGTCGTCAGCCTTCACCACGATCCCGTGGTGACTGAGCATGGTCCGGGCGGAGATCGCGCCGACCAGGAACCCGTCGGTCCACAGCCCGTGCATCGGGCCGGTCAGCTTCGCGGCGATCGGGATGTGTCGGGCCTGCAGCCACCGGCGGGTCAGGTCACGCAGGTCCGGGTCATCGGTGGGTGGGGCGTCGGCGAGGTAGTCACGCGCGAGCTTCAGCGGCCCGGAGGGCGCCCCAGTCAAAGCCCGGTGCAGGTACGGCGCCCAGTACTCCGCCACCTGCAGGTCCCGTTCCCAGCCCGGCCAGTGCCGCACTTTTGGGGGTCGGCGATATGCCCGCACCGCCGAACCCGGCCTTGTCGAGTTGCACCCCGGCCGCGGTCGCGTCGGCCTGGGACACGGTGGTGAACTGGAACGGGCGCGACGTGGAGCCCTTGGCCAGCCACCTGCGGTACGCCGCCAGCTCGGCCTTGACCGCATCGGGGCTGGGCTTCTGGGGGCTACCACTTGGTAGCCCACCCGGCGGGGCCTGCAGGGTCTGCTCGGCGTCGCCGGCCTCACCGGTCGGTGCGCCCGCGGTCTGCGCCGGGTTCGGCGGGCCGATCATCACACCGGGGGCGGCCAGCTTGCTCGCACCTTCGAGGAACACCACACCTCGGCCGGTGTCGACCATCGGCATGTCCGCCTCAGGGAACGTATACCGGGCCATGCCCATCCGGTCGCGGTCCTCGTTCAGCGTCATGCGCCCGGACTTGGCCCGCCGGTCGGCCACCTCATCGGCGGCGTCCTCGTCCTCCGCCTCCAGGCCCAGGACGCGGAACTCCAACTCCGGCGGGCAGCCCAGGAACGTGCGCATCAGGTGCGTACACAACGCCTGCAGCCGGCGCAGGGTGGGCTGGGTGGCCTTGCGGTCCTGCACGTCGGCCTGGCCCTCATGCCACCCGGTCGAGCCCAGGCCGCCGGGCTCGGTGAACCCGAGCTCGGCAATGGTGGTGTCGAAGTGGCTGGCGACCAGCTTGATCAGGTGCAGGTCGTACTCCGGGGAGTACCGCTCGGCCAGGTCGGTTCGCGACGGGTCGGGCTTCATGCCGTAGGGCAGGATCCGGAACCGCTGCCGCGCCGTGGTGTTGCCGGCGAAGTAGTCGTTGAGGTCCCGCTCGTACTGCATCAGTTCCTGCGGCGACCACTCGGCCTGACCCTCGCCGGTGAGCAGCCACCCGGCGGGCATGACGCCGTCGGTGTACTCGGCGCGCAACCAGCCCAGCCGGGACAGGTAGAGCTGCCCGTCGGACAGGGCCTGCTCGACGGCGGAGAAGCCGTACGGGGTGAACGACCGAACGTTGTGGACCTTGTAGATGAGTCGGTCGGACGGGTACGCGCCCGGCAGTGCGCCCGAGTCCGGGTCCGGTTCGCCCTCCGCGGTGAACTCGCCGCGGGGGAAGCCGTACAGGATCTGCTGATAGGCCGGCTGCGGGGTCAGCGGGCGGAACCCGTCCGCGTCCAGCAGCGGCTTGATCGTCGTGCCGTCGAGGATTTCGAGGCCGAACAGGTCCCCGTTGCGGCGCATCCGCGGGTAGCAGGCGATCGCATCGAGGACGAAGTACTCCTCCAGCAGCTTGCCGGCCCAGGCGATGAAGTCGTGCCCGTTGCGCGGGTCGGGCTGCTCCCAGAAGTCGACCAGGCGGGCGATGTGCGGGTTGACGCGCTCCCGCATGGCCTTCTCGACCTCGGACCGGGCCGTGTTCGGGTCCTGGCGTTGGGCCCGCTCGATGGCCTTCTCGGAGATGACCACGTCCCATTCGAGGGTGGCGACCTCGGCCTTACGGATCTCGATGCACCGACGGAACAGGGGGATCATGTCGGCGGCGTCGCGCAGCACCTTCCACGGGACCAGGCGTTCCCCGAAGCCGGGCAGGTTGTACGCGACGGGGTACTCGTAGGCGCGTGGTTCGGCCCGCCCGGTGATCGGGTTGATCTCGTTGATCGGGGCCGGGACGAGCGGGGTACCGGGACCGAACGGGACCTGGGCGAACGCGTTGAGTCGGGGTAGGGGCATGGCGGCCTGGCCGCCGGCGGTGCGTTTGGTGGCCTGGAGGATCGCGGCGACCTGGTCGGCGGTCCAGGACGTGCCGGCCAGGACGGTGGCGCCGTTGGGGTAGCCCTTGGCGGCCTTCGTCAGGGTGGTGGGGCGGGAGCGACGTCGTGACATGGGCGCCACCCCCTGTCATTCTGAGCGGGACGGCCGCGGTGGGCGGCCTGGAGGGTGGGCGTCATGGGCGTCGCAACCGAAATGCTGATCAGGGACCAGCTCAAGCTGTTGATCGTCGAGCAGCAGCGGACCAACCAGCTGCTGGAGCACATGTGCAAGCAGTTGGGGCAACTCGTCGAGGTCACGCAGGGACAGCCGAGGGTGTGGGCGGGGGCGCCGCAGTGAAGCGATGCGAGGACCGGAAGCCCCACACCCCGCACGATGACTGCA